AGAGAATTGAAGGTATGGAGTTGATGGGCAAATATGCCCATACTGATGCTAATTTGCGATCAATACTCATGCTTCAAATCTCAGACTTGAACAAGCTCCTATCTCGTATTGAAAACCAATCCTTAGATGGATGTGGAATCAGAGTGAGGCCTGTCGCGTTGATGTTACACGGCGCGCCTCAGGTTGGGAAGTCATACAACGTTTACCCATTGGCTTGTACAACACTAGGGTTACATGACCCTAGTAAAGCCGATTTGATAAAGGCTAACAAGCACTTAATAATTGGTGCTAGGCAATCTGAAATCAAACACTGGGAAGGCGTAGTTGGTTTTCCTGTCACAGTGTATGACGACCTTGGCCAGTTGCGAGATTCTCAATCGAATCCCAACCGGGATTACCTTGAAATAATTCGTAATGTCAATTGTTTTCCTAGTCCGTGCGAAATGGCTGGGATGGTGAATAAAGGCAACAATTTCTTTCATTCCAAGCTTGTCATAGCTACCAGCAATACTTGCTCGCATAATATTGAGTCAATCGTTTCCAGTGAAGCATTCCTTGCGCGTTGGGACTTTCATGTTCATGTGGTCCCAGCTCGCCAATTTTGCACTGATGAAATACGGGATGCCACTGACATTTCTAAACGGCGTCTTGACCCGAGGAAAATCGTCCCTGGTGTCAATGACCTTGATGTTCAGGAATTTTGGTGGAATGAGAATATGCCCGGGCACTGCTTCAATGCTAACCCGTCACTTGCTCAACCACATTCTTTCGATGAACTTGCCTGTGCACTCGCCGAACGTATGAAAGATCGCGAATATCAATACCACAAACAATGTGAATATATTGATAGGCGCGTCGAACATAGCTTAAGCGAGTCGGATTCACGTGAAAATGTGATCCGCTCTATTATAGATATGGTTGATAGCACAGATTCTCAAGTGTTCCAGACAGAAGAGGAGTATGTGAATGCTGCAAACTTTATTTATGACTCTACAGTTATACGTAAAAAGAGCTTTGTCCGGGAGCCTGATGATGTCGGTGATATCCCATCTAGGTGGGAGAAAATTAAATATAAGTTAATGTGCTCCGTTTCTTCTACGGTTAGTATGATAAAGCAACACCCTATCGCAATATGCGGAACGATTGCTAGTGTTTTATTAGCTGGGTTGGGCGCGTATGGCTTATATAAGAATGTTTTTGAGCATAAAAACACTCAACACGACATTGCTACACCGCATTTTGGTAGTG